CGTGTTCAGCGCTGCACTTCCGATCGGGATGAGGTAGAGCAGATGGAGCAAGTGCTTTCCCTCGATCCACGTTTCAACCGGATGATAGTCCGCTTCCGCGCCGTTAAAGATGTACTTGATGTTGTTGACAATCGTCTCAACGTCAGGATCTTCGATCTCGTTCTCCAACTTGATCTCCGCTTGGAACGTCACGAGCGTCTGCTTCGTGCTTCCAAAACGGAGCGACAGGATCTCCTTGTAGTCCTCCCGGAGCTCTATTTCCTCGGCGTTTGTGTAGGTGTAATACTGGAACGTATTAGTCACACTCTTGCTCATCAACCCGGCGAGTTCTTTATCCGCCTTGGATTGAGCGCCATACAGTGCCGGATTAGCGCCGTAGCCGTCTATCATGTAAACGTCATGATAATCGTATTCATACGCCATGATGCATCCGGTACGCCCTCCGCCGATCCCGTCCGGGAAAGTAAGAATATCGCCAAGGTCATACGCCGGACATCCGGAGCGATCCACGTTAAACGGCGTGAAGGCTATCGCTTCCAGCGCTTGCAGGATGTTCCCGAGTGCCGTGTCGAGGATCATGTGTTGGAGCAGCGGATTAGCGCCGAGGTTGTAGGTCAGCATTGTATCGACTTCCAGCCCTCTGTATATGGTGCTTTGGTCGTCAATGTTAACCACAGACACGCCGCTATATCTCGTCACATAGTCCGAAAAGGACGAACCCTCCCATCTTGTGCCGCTCCCGATCTGATCAACCGGCAAGCCGCCATATTGCCGGAGAACGATCTTTCCATCTCTCGTTGCCGTAGCAAAGCAAGCCATTGTTTGAGCGACCCAAAAGAGCAGGTCGCGGTATGTCTGTATGTCGTTTTCTTCGTAGAGTGCAAATCCGAAAGTCCCATTCGGAAGCTCCCGGATCTCCTCTTCTGTCTGTGCAAGCTCCACATCACAGCGTTCACTGATCAGCGCGAGATAATCGTAAGGCGTTCCGGTCGTGCTGCTTACGCTCCACGGCTTATCGAGGTAGTCCATCGCATCGTATGCCACCACATACACACCTGCCTCCTGGTGCTGTGCTTCAACGACATGATATACACCGAGCGGAACCGCCTCCCATGTGTCCTCCGCAACAAGCAATTCCTCGGATAGCGTGATGGTCTTCCCCATCCATTCCCCCGTGAGGTTGATGCCGTGGAACACGCACGTCAACTGCCCTATGTAGACCGCCCCGAGCGTCAGTTCCGTGCCATCGGAGCAGCGGTTGTCAATTTTAAGCGTCCCGGAGACAATGTTGGAATCGTTAAATGCGATATCCCCAACCATTCCGACGATCCGTCTGGTCTTGATCGGTTTCCCGATCGCAGCCATATAGGCCGCACTGACCGGGAACATCAGAACTCCTCCAGCGTGAAGCTCACTGTATACAATCCAAGGCTTTCGGTGTTTCTATCGCTGTTCTCTTCCAGCGTTTCCGAGTAGTCCTCGATCCGCATGGTTTTGGTCTGATAGTCGCCGATTGCGGTATCATAGATCTGCACCTCGATGGATGTCTTCCGGCGGTAGGTTTTAAGAATTCCCGCCCAACGTGCATCAACAAGGAAGGTCACATCGAGCAGAGTCTTCTCCATCCGCACCATCTCCACATCATCGTGCCCGTCTTCTGTCCGATTGACCACTGACACCTTGTTGTCAGATCGGTCGTACATGGAGGGATAAAATGGAATTGTCATCTCATCGAAAATGAGCGGATATTGCTCTCTTAACGTCATTTCCTACCTCCCTCCTGATCTCTTGGCGCTTGCCGTGCCTGTGGAGTTGTTGACTGTTGACACACGCACGCCATTGACGTAAACATTGGTATTTCCGCCATTGGAAGCCGTAGATACTCTGGTGCTTTCTCTCGCCTGTCTCTTGCGGTTGTACTCTGCAACCTTGCTTTCTGCCTCTGCCTGTGTAATTCCGGCGGCGGCATATCCGGCTGCGCGACCTTTCGCCGCTGCCGTTTCTGCATCGTCAATCGCCCCGAGGATCTTCTCAACGGCAGCATCTGCCATCTTGGAGATCTCTTGCCAGATCCCGGCTGCAAAATCTCTGAGTCCTTCCCAGAGTCCTCTCAGCTTATCGCCGAGTGCATCCCATGATCCGAACACAGCTTCACACACTCCGCTTACAATCGCGCCGATAGCTTCAAACGCCGGGCCGAGCAGAGTGTTGAGCAATCCGCCGATTAACTCGATAGCCGGGCCGAGAACCGTCTCCAGCGTATCTCCAACACCTTTGAACAGATCCGTCAACGGCTGGAGGATCTCTTGGATGAGCTGGAGGAGCGGCTTGATGAGGCTGACCACCAAGTCGAGCACCGGTTTGAGTATCTGCACCACCGCATCGAGTATCGGTTTGAGCATATTGACAAGGTCAACCAGAATCGGAAGTATTGAGTTGACAAGGTCAACGAGTGGCGGAATCAGCACCGCCAACAGATCACAGATCACCGGAAGCACCGACTTGACGATATCCATGAGCGGTGTGAGCAGTCCGGTGAGCAGATCCATAAGCGGCGGCAGCACTTGCTCTCCAAGATCCATCAGGACAGGGAGCATTGCGTCCATAAAGCCCTCAAGAGCCGGTGCCATCTTGTCAAACATACTTTGGAAGCGCGGCATGAATTTTAGGAGCTGATCCGAGAACTTCTGCACAACCGGAGTCAAGGATGATCCAAGCTGATTTTTGAGCGCGCCCATAGACTTTTTAACATCGTCCATGGTATCCCCCAGCTTAACACCGGCATCCACCGCCTCATCGCTCATCACAAGCCCGAGATCGTGCGCCCTCTGCGTCAGATCTTTGATCGCCCCGCCTCCCTGATTAAGCAACGGAGCAATCTCTGACCCGCTCTTTCCGAGCAGCTGTTGAGCGAGTTTTGCACGATCTGCGCCCTCTTTCATATTGGCAAGCGCTGAAATCGTATCGAATAGGATATCCTCCTGTGAGCGGAGCTTTCCGGAACTGTCCGTCACAGCCACGCCCAGCTTACCGAGTGCGGTCTTTGACTTATCCGTTGCTTCCTGCGTCTTCAGGATCTGCGTGTTGAGCGTCTTCATCCCTGTCTGGAGCGCATTGACATCCATGCCGTTCTGCCCCATCACATAAGACCATTCCTGATATGCTTGTTTGGAGATGCCGATCTTCTGCGACATCTTATCAACTTCATCCGCGTACTCCGCACTACTGGAAGCAATCTTCGTGATACCGGCTCCGACAGCCGTGGCTCCGGCAATTACCGCTGTGGTGGCTTTAGCAGCCACTTTCAAACCTTTTCCGACCTTGTCGAGTGCACCTTTGAGCTTGTCGAATCGCCCGGTCTCTGCGGTCTTGTCGAGTGCCTTGTCGGTCTCAAGTGCTTCCTTTTCCAGCTTGCCCATCTCGGCGGAAGTTTTAGCAACCTCCGCCTGAAGCGCATCATACTGTCCCTTGGTGATCGTGCCTTCTTCCAGAGCCTTTGCCGCATCCTCTGCGGCTTTCTTTTCAAGCTCCAGCTTTTCCCTCGTCTGCTCGATAGCCGTGGTGAGGATGCTCTGCTTTTTAGCAAGCGCATCGACGTTCCCCGGATCCATTTTGAGGGCCTTGTTGACCGTGGTGAGGCTCTTCTGCGTGAGTGCAAGGTTCTTGTTGACATCTCCAAGGGATTTCACCAGCCCGGAAGTCTTACCCTCTATCTCGATTGTGATTCCTTTTATCGTTCCGGATGCCATTTCTCTACCTCGTGAATCTGTCAAAATCCGCCTTTGTAGGTTTGAGCGGATAGTCGTAGTTGTCGTTTGAGCGTTCGACGAGCATATCGACGATTTCCCCCTCGGTTAGCAGGAAGAACTCTTCCAACGATAGCCCGATCTCTTTCGCTCGATACATCAGCAAGCCGACCGTGGTCTCGCGAGTGGTCGGCCTTGTCAGTTTTTTGATTCGGTGTTGGTTTTAAGACCTCTTGCATATTCGTCGGCAAAGGCGCTCACTGCTTTTGGAGACGTGAACGCATTGAGGGAGTAGTTCATCAGCCACTCCAGATAGTCCTCCTCCGTCTTTCCGAGGATCTGCGCCAACGAAAGCGATGTGCCAAAGTTAGCGAGTAAGTTCCAGATGTAAAACACCCTCGGGAAAGCCTCTTGAACCGCCGAAACATCGCCCTCAGAATCGTCGCCCTGGATCGCATCCACATCTTTTTGGAAGTTGCGCCCGAAAAGCCGCTGATAGATCATTCCCGTGGCGGCGGTTGCATGGATCTTGATCGTCTCTTCCGTCCCGTCTGCTCTGCTTACTGTTAAATCTGTCATTTTGTATCCCCTCCCTTTCAAAAAAGCGGGAGAGCGTGTTTACTCTCCCGTTTAGTTCATCATTACGGCATCAGGCAATCGCCGGAACGGCATTATACCAATTGGCATATGCTGTTGCGCCCTGATCAGCAAACGACTTGACCACCTCATCATCCGGTCTCGGAGTCACGGTGATGTTGACCGTGTCCGTGCCTACCGTTGTGGTATCGCTTGTGGTCTGCGATGCGATGCTATGTCTCTGCAAGCGGCAGCGATAGAAGCAGAAACGCCTCTTGCTCGGATCGCCGTCAAACTCAAAGAGCAGGGCGATGTATTTCTTGGTATCACTCGCTTTTTCAACGATCATCCCGCTCGTTGCGTCCTTGGTCTGTCCGTATACGCTTGTCTCGACGTCCTCGGGCACTTCCGCGCTTTCGAAGTCTCCGGCATAGCCGTTATTAGTGTCAGTAGTGTAGTACACGCCGTTATCAGCGTGAAACGGCTCGTTATCGCCCTGCGGATCGAGATTGATGCTCACCGCACCTTTCCAGGGCTTCACCGTGCCATAAGTGCTTGTCACTTCACCGGTGCTTTCGTCCGTGGTCTCTGTGACAATCGCATAATGCACATTTGAAAGTCCGAATTTAACTTTGCCCATCTTCCAAAACCTCCATGACATATGTGTCTATATACAGCTTTCCATCGGGATCGTAAGCGGAAGTGCAATTCCAGAAGAGATCGTTCTCATCGAAGACCTGCTTCAGCTCCTCACCTTTGGAGTAGTCTGCATGATAGTGTGTTACAGTTACAACTGCGATGCGTTTGTATGCCTTGTTGTCAGCCGGGAAATTGTCATAGTCCCAAGTATAGGCAACGTATGGCAGCTTGGTTCCAAGTGGAGCATGATCATAAAATACATTGGTGATAGCCGTTGCCAGTTGTTCCGCAAATTCTGCTCTTGTCATCAGCCACCTCCAAGGTCTTTTACTATCAACTGCCGGTCACTGCGCCTTGTTTTTCCAAGGTACAATTCTGCACGCGCCACAACCTCATTTTTCGCCCATTCTTCAACTGGTTTGATGTGCGGCTGTGCCGCCGTATGCCCAACAACTACTCCATCTCTGACAACATCGTGCCCCTTTTCAAGTAGATGCGTGAGCCGGTATTGTCGGTTTGCGATGATAATATGTGAGTAGTGCTTTTTGTTCTTGGAATCTACATACCAATCCTTGTTGTAATGCCGCCCCTTGTATCCGTGCGACTTTGGATTGATAGGAGAAGTCTGATTGAGCTTTTTTACAGCCTCTTTTGCAACTTCTTCTTCCACACGCATCAGCTCATGCTCTGCATCATCGCAATACTGAATTAAAATTTCATTAACCGCTTGCGTCAGGTCCATCCGGCACCACCTCCGACCCATTCAGCCCCACGACTGTGCCTGCGTAGATTTCCAGCTTGTCACTGCCTCGCAGGTATGTTCGCGTGATCGCGTATCGGTTGCCCTCGTATTCCAACTCGCGTTCGCCTTGATAATTGGCGGCATCGGTGTAGAACACATAGGACAGGTCAAGACCGATCTGTGCCGCTTGGAAAAAATCATTCCTTCCAACCGATGAGACCATGCACATGATCTCGCGTTTCGTCTCGGTCTCAACGAGCGCGCAATCCTCGTTCTGTGTATAGATTTTTGAAATCAGTTTGATCGTAGCATCAATCACTGGAATCACCGCCCATCTTCTGCGAAAAAATGAGGTTGTTTAGCTTATACCTCAACATCCTCTGCATATCTGTGGTGATTTCTCCGCGAGCAGATTTCCAGGCGATCTCCGCTTTCAGGCATACAGTCTGCATCTCTTCAACGGTCAGAGTCTCCGGGAAGGTGTACCCCTCCCGGGTGATCTCTGCCTTGGCGGATTCAAGGAACTGACCGAGCCGCGCATCGTATGCGTCCGTTGACAAGCGCAAGTCCGTCTTGATCATTGATAGCATTGTGTTTGATGACGTCGGCATCTCCTTGTCCTCCTTACTTCTTATCCTTGGAAGTTGTCTTCTTCGGTGCGCTCTTCGGCGCTTCCTTCTTCACAACCTCGTTTTTCTTCTGTCCGGCAAATGTCGGTGTGATTACTACTGCCATGCGTCCCTCCTATTCTGCCTCACATATCAGCCCGGAGAGATCGAAGAGCCATGTCTTCTCCTCGCCCGTTCTGCTCTGCACGACTTTTAACTTCTGCGTGTTCTTGTCGGAGATCTTCAGCATTGCATTCATATCCGCGTCAAGTTCCACCATGCCAGAACCACGGCTGTTGGTAAGTCCAACCTTGATGGACGTTGCGTCGGGATCCTTGGTGAACTTCAGATTCAGGAAGTTGCCCGCGCCCCAATACTCCGCCGGAACGCCTGTGTCTAAGTATTTAAGTGTACCAGTGATGTTCTGCCCTGATACGGTCACCCCGGTCTGCATTTCGCTCACCGGAGTGCCCCACATTTCCGTCTCACCATCTTCAGGTGCAACAGTGAGACTTGTTATAAATTTGCACCATCCTGCGCGAATGTCATCTCCGCTGTCGGTGTTACGCCGTTCAGTCCGATTGCAACGAAGCCCTCGGCGATAACCGGCTTGCCGTCGTATCGTGCGGTGCCCTTGACCACGGTCTGATCCTGAAGGAACCGGACATGCTCGGATGTTGCGAACTTAGCGCCGGCACGCTCTGCCATGAGATACAGATCGAAGTATCCGCCGATGATTACGTTGTCCGGGATGAAGTCCAGAACCTCAGCCACACCGCCGACAACGGGCAGGGAACCATTGACAGCCGTCACGATAGCGCCGGCAGCATTCACCGAAAGGCCCTGTGCCTGAAGGGCTGTGTATGTGGTCTCATTCATGACCCAAACCTTTGTGCCGCGGCTATACTTGCTCTTTGCTGCTCCTGCGTCAGTCAGGATCTCCGCGAAGAGATCCACGCCCTTAACAGTTGCGGCGATGCTCTTCACGTTGGAGGTGTGAAGATCAACCCACGGGCGATCCGTATCGGAGTATCCGGCAGGCTTCTCTGTCTGCACCAGACGAGTCACAACGCCAAGCGGCATCCGGGAGCCGGTACCGTACAGGATAGACTTGTCAACGGCAAGGCCGATCGCCTGTCCGAGTGCCTGAAGAACATCACCGATCAGATCCTCGTCAGAATCCTCGATGTTGGCGTTGCAAAGTGCGAAGAATCCAGCCACCTTCCAGCAGTTCACCTCCGTGCCGTAAAAGGTCAGGGCCAGCTCGTTGAGGTTCGCGCAGCAGTCTGTCCAAACTGCCTCCGGGATGCCGCCCTGGATTACCTGACGCGCCTCACCGGATACGCTTACCAGCCGCACGTGCTTGAGCAACTTGGAATACTCTGCAACATTCTCCTTCAGAATGGGCAATACCTCCTGCGGGATAGTCAGTCCAACATTGGTGATAGCCCTCTTCTCCATGATGGCGCTCCGAATCTCGCCGATCCATGCCTGCACGCCGTCAGCCTTAACGAACGCGCTTCTCTCTTCGTGTGTCATTTCCTTCCATCTCTTGTTCATCGTTCTGATCTCCTTCTGCGGGGTTGCCGCTTCTCTTTTTCCCTCTGCCGGCGCCTCAGCTTCCGGCTGTTTCTCTTCGATCTCGGCAAGCTCTCTTTCGAGTTTGTCAACTTCCGCCTCAAGGTCGGTGACGGCCTTTTCCGTCTCTGCCTTTTCGGTTTCAAACGCATCAACAGCCTCTTCAACCGCTGCCTTTTCCTCATCGGTCTCCGCTGCTTCAACATCAGCTTCCAGCTCAGCCTCTCTCTTCTGCAACTCCTCGGCCTTTGCTCTGGCTTCTTCCAGCTTCTTCTGTGCGGCCCGGAGTTCCTTTCCCTTCATCAGGCTTCTAAGTGCCATCAGTCAGTACCTCCTTTTAGTCTCTTCTTCATTTTCTGTTTCCATGCCTCGGACTCGCGTTTCTTCAGTTCCTCCTTATCCTTCGCCCTTGCGGAGATGGCCGTCTCCTCATAGGCCGGAAATGTGCAGGCCGACACTTCCCACAGTTTAACCTCCTTTATCGTCCAGTGGACTTCCTCGCCGCGGAATTCGGTTTCCTCATCAAGGATATCAAAGCCGATTGAGCACTGACTCACATCTCCACGCTTCACACGGGCATACAGGTTCATGGCATCCTGATCGTTCGGATTGATCGTGATGCGTCCCCAAAGCCCGCGCTCATCCTGTCTTACCTCCAGCGTGTGAGCGGAAGTCCGGCCAAGTACAAGCGTAGTGTCGTGATTGATCAGCGCCCGGATGTCATCTGCGAGGGTGTTGGTAAACGCCCCAGGAGCAATGCTTTCGCTCATGCCCCATCCGAGATCATAGTTGCTATTGAATACGGCAAAATAACCCTCGATCACAAGGTTATCGCCGTCTTCTCTCGTCTGGAATTCTGTGGCAGCGGTTCTAAGCTGCCGGTTCTCTCTGTTCATTTGCGTACCTCCAAAAATAACCATTTGCGTATGGTCTCATGCCCTTGCAGCACATACAAATGTTGCCCTTACTGATATTAAAAAATCGAGCCGCCTTATAAATTGACGAAAACTTGATTTCTTCACCGGTTTCAATATTTGTAGCAATTACTGCCTTTGCTGAAACATCATCTTTGCGAAGTCCTGTCTCGTAAGCATGTTTCAAATTTTCATTACGTGTAACCCATTCAAGGTTGTCAGCACAATTATTGCTTTTATCGCCATCAATATGGTTTACTTCATCAGCCCCATCAGGCCTATTAACAAAATACATTGCTACAAGTTTGTGCATAGTGTAATAATGGACAGACCCGCCATATTTTAAGCCTACCTCAAAATATCCGGTTTTCTTTTTACAAGGCTTAATTACGCGTCCCGTTTCTGTATTAACAACGTAGCCATCACGACATACCATGTATACAGTGCCGTCAATCCTGGCAAATTCCTTTTCCATTATTCATCCTCCTGTATGAGCTTTTTCTGATTCCCGCTCATATCCCATGGCAAGTAATTTTCCAAGATTCTCAGCTCGTCAAGCCCCTCTCTCGGGCTCAGGCTCAACTTATCCCGCACCTCATTTCCAGAGACATAGCCACGATCCCCAAGCGCACAGAACACGCTCGATATCGTTTGCAAATCCCAATCAATCAAACTCATGATGTTAAAGCGGATATACCACTTCGGGGACAGGATCAGCTTTTTGGTCATTTCCTGCTGAATACCCATCACGATAGACTTGATCTGCGTATTGATGAAATTGTTCCATTCCTTCTGGTTGTAGCTTCCTGCTCCGAGGACGAATGCCGGAACTCCAAGGATGGATGCGACTGTCTGCTTTTCCAGCTTGACGGAATCCGCGATAGCCAAGTCCTGAAGGGTGAGCGGTTTGACCTGCTCCACCTGGAACTGTTCCGCTGGGATGATCCACGGCTGACCTATCTGCGCCGGTCTCATGTAGCTATCCAGAAGTTTCTGCCGTCCGGCAGGGCTGGCGAACTCATCCGTCAATGCGTCCACCTTAACGATCAGGCTCGGCTTGTATTCCGACCGCATAAAGGCTCTTTCTGTCTGCCGGGCCTGTGCCAGATTCCCCACCAAATCGGAGAGAAGCACCCGGAAGCCTCTGCCTTTCCAGAGGTAGTTCTGGTCTGAGTTGATTCGGAAGTGGAGCACATCGTCCTTGTCATAGGTCTTGCCGCCGATGGTCACCGTGTAATCAGTCAGCCCGATCGGCTGAAAGCTCACCTGGCTTGCGGGGACGGGTTGAAGTGAACCCAATAGACCATCGTGGGTGTTGACCTGAACAACGCTGTTCCCGTCTCCATAGAGGAGCAGATTCATCACGATAGCCTCAATGAATGCCTTTCGGGTCATGGACGGATTCGGATTGATGTCCAGTTTGGCGGATAGCTCGTTGATGATCCGCCGGTCACCGCTCTCGGTATTCTCCATGATATGGATCGTCAGCATCCCGATCAGCTCGGCGATCCGTCTGCAAGCGGTCACCACCTCTGGATTATCTGACAGCCTTGTATAGCCGGTCGGGCAGCCATCATCACCGCCGAGCCATATCCCCACGGCGCTCCTTTTCTGTTTTCTCTTCCAAAAGATTCCCATGCTTTAATCCCACCAGCTCCTCTTGGCCTTTCGCTTTTCAAAGTCATTTAAGTATCTTACTGTTGCGAACACGGACGCATCAAAAAGGTCGATCCGCTGCTCTGCCTGTACTTTCTCATATTGGATCATATCGTCCGACTTCTCGATCGCCCGGACATTTTGGACGCAATACTCATAGGCATCCGAGTGGAGGTAATAGAGCTTTCCATCCTTCGCCGACTTCTCCAGATGCCGGAAGCCCTCGCTTTTGAGGTAGTAGTATTGTGGCTGGTCAATGACATTAAACTTCGCTTTTTTCATTTCAACGAAGTACTCCCGGGCGAACTTCCGATCGTGTCCAACCTGGATGATCTTGAATCCGAGCTCCCTCATCCACTGGAACCACTTCACCACATCGGAGACCTCAACCGTTGGAGTGTTGGACATCGTCAGCCATCCATCATCCGCCCACCCGAACAGCGGGATGCCGTCTTCGTCTGCTTTTTTGGCGGCATTGACTACCGGAAAGAACGCATGAGTGATCACGATATCTACATTTTCCCTCTCATAATGCCCAAACAGGGCGGCGGCGGTCAGGTCGTGCAGTTTGGACAGATCCGCGCCGCCGTACCACTCAATCGGGAGCTTCGCCAGCTCGTCGACCGTCCATGAGTATTTCCGGTCAGATTTCCGGAACTCCTCGATGTTGAAGTATGCTTTCATGGCGGTCGTGTATACATTGAGCGACCGGGAGAGGAAGTCCTTCCTCTGCTGCGGATCGTTCTGCGCCTGAAGCGCATCGTTCATCAGATCTTCCGGTCGGATGGTCACGCCATAAGACGGATTTGCTTTCTCATGCTGAATCGGATTCAAGTAATCCACATCCCCGTTCTCGTCCTGATCCGCACAAGCAACGAAGCAGAATAGGCTATCGTCCTTGACGGTGCCGTTCAGCACCTTGCGGGCATATTCCAGCCGCCGATAGCAAAAGCTGTTCATGTTGTCGCCGGCAGTTGTGATCCCGATCATCAGCTTGTTGGTGTAGGCTTTCATAGCCTCTTTGAACCGGTTGTACTGTGCCGCTTTCTTGAACGCGTGGATCTCATCGGCAATGGCGATGTTGCAGTTAAATGAGTCTTGTGCGTCTGGATTCGCCGCAACTGCTTCGATGTAAACCGAACCGCCGGAAGACCACTCCCGTTGTATTATGTGTTCTCGGTGATTATCAATAACTCGGAATTGGTCTATCATCTTTTTTCGCCGAAGTGTAAAAACAATATCGTCAAAACTTTGACTCGCTTGTTTAAGCGAAGCAGAAGTTATATATATTTTTGATCCGCTCCTACGTTCCCATAATGACAATGCAAAAGCAAGCGCGGCAATAAACATCGTTTTGCCATTCTTTCTTGGGATATAGATAAATGCTTCTTTGAATCTTCGCTCATCTGTTTTCCCAAGATAAAATCCAACAAGATTAAAGACTATAAATATTTGCCAATCTTGAAGTTTCAAAGGTTTGCCAACCAAAGATTTCCCATCCAGAGCTTCACCCTGCTTATGCACCATTATTTTTTCAATAATGCCAATAATGAAATCTGGTCCGGTCGGATCGAATCTTAAATCTTTCCGCTGGAGATCCGTTAGGAATCTTTGACAACCTTCTATGACGTTAGCGCCAGCAATCCTTTTACCGCCTACAATATCCTTTGCATATTTTATAGCAACTTGCTTGTATGACTTTGCCACGCAATCACCGCCCCAATTCCTTCAACACCTTATCCAGCGGATCTTCGCTCTCTTTCTGAATGGCATCATTAATCGCCTTTAATCCTTTAGGTGTGAGTCCCAAATCCCTCCAATACGTCAAAATATCTCTGTTCATATCATTCAGCAAACGGATCGCCGGATTCTGCTCAAGATTTGTCGATCCGCCCTTATTCGTATGTTCCACAATCAATGGCTGTCCGATAATGTCCTTCTCGACTATATCTCTCCGTTCCAGCATTCCCGAGAGAGTGTCAATTACATCATCAAATGGCGTTTGGTAGGTTCCAACTTCCTTCATCGCCTTTGTTATTCGCTTTTTCCAGATAGTCTTGTTCATAATCATCAGCCTTTAAGGAATTGCATAATCGGTGCGCAGCCTCTTGTTACCCCTTTTATAAAAAATACTGAATTTCCGTCTCGCCTTCCTCGGCACCGTTGTTCCATCTGTCTGAAAATATGCATCTGATCCGGGGGGAGACCCTCACGGCATCGCCGTCGGCTCTCCGCACCATTCAACTGTCTTGCCTGTCACCCGGTTTCCGTACTCATCAAGCCATTCGTACCGCCCGCGGCTCTGGCAGTAGCGGAACCGTAGGCGGCAGTCCTTTCCATCTATCCGGCAGTCGTACCATCCGAACCGTTCCGGCTTCGCTGTGCTATACGTTGGTTGGTCTTGCATCGCAGTTCCTCTCCTCTTGTCGATAGCTCGTGTGAGTCTCTGTCGTGCATTGCATTGTGGCACTCCTGGCAGAGGCTCACAAGGTTCCATGACTTACGCGCTAACTCCGGGAAATGCTCCACCGGGTTAATGTGGTGCACATGACTCGCGCCCCGCATCCGTCCGTACCGCCTGCACTCCTGGCAAGCGTATCCATCCCGCCGCAGGATCACTCGTCTGATGCGTTTCCATTCTGCGGATTTGTAAAATGAATTGTCCATAAGATTCACACAACTTGTAATTATGTGCATAAGATTCATACAATTTGTAATTATTGTCTGACTATTTGATATAAGTGTACACGTTTTTTCAACAATTTGCAAGAGATAAAAAAGAGGAGAGAAGAAACGTTATTCTCCCCTCCTGATTGTCTCCTACGCGGTGTTAGCTGTTATCTGTTTTCACATCCATCTTTGCGCCACATTCCGGACAGTATTTTCTCGGGATATCCCCATTTGCCCACACTCTAAACTCATCATTCGGTATAAAAGTCTTATAGCACTCTGAACAATAGATATGGTGCGGATACGCTTCACCTCTTATCCAATGCCCCGCTTTTCTCTCCGGCTCGACAGATGGCAACTTTCTCAATGCCTCTATTGCTACCTTTGCATCAATCACGCCGTTGTCAGAGTTCCAGATGATTTCATCAAATGCCGCCTCTCTGCTGATTAAATCACTCATGCGTTATCCTCGCTTTCTGCCTTATATCGTTCAGGCAATGGCATCCATGCTACTATTTCATCAGCACAAGGTCTAAGCTGATATATCTGCTCCCAATACTCGCTATGAGTATATTTTGCGACTAACATATCTCCATATTCATTCTGCACGAGATAATACTTTGCGACATCCCCAACATACTCACCCGCCTTTGGCAACCTCTCGCTTACAGGAATCCACTTTCGCTCTTGCTCTAATGCCTTTAGATTATTGCAGATTGCCTTATTGACTTCCAACAGTAGTTTGTCTTTGTCTGACATAGGTACTTCTTCATCATCCTCGCATATATCAAAGAATTGATATATGGTATCGTGAATAATATCTAATATTTCTGTCATTCCTTATCACTCCTTTCCATCAAATACATGGTAGGTTTTACTTTCCTCACTTTCTTGCAATCCACTTATTATACCAATCTCGCACTTCTTTTGGAGAATAATACCATCCAAGAAGTAGCGTGTATTTCTTCCTTACTCGTTTCTTGCGGCTTAACCACCATCGGTAATTTCGCATTTATTCCTCACTTTCTGCCTTGAATCTACCGTCATATATAATCTTTGACAACTTATCAAGGTTTCTTTTTGCATGTCCGTACATCGTGTCAAACTCCGATAATTCATGGGTAACACACATTCTGTTGATTTCACCATCTATGGTGTCGGCAAGTATCATCATAGTCTTTCTTTCATTCTCAGTCATAACTTATCCTCGCTTTCTTTCTTGTACTTATCAAGAATATCTAAACAATCTCCCACTAAATCATAAGGATCTATGCTTTGCGTTTTTCGTCTATGCTGTTCTATCTCTGCTCTTATCTTGTCAAGTGCGCTTGTCTGCTCTAATGCTTTGATTGCAACGTCAACAGCATTTTCAAGTTCATTCATTACTTTCAATCGGACACGCGTACCACTTATCAGATGGTGGGCAAGTGCAGCCGTAATCCTCATCGTTAAAACCGCAACGTCTGCACTCTTTCACTCTTTCACCACCCAAAACTCAATGCGCATATCCCCATGCACTTTGCTAATGAATGTCGGTTCAAGGTTCTTGTCAATGCTTACCGTATGAAATCCGTACTTGTCCTCCGTCCAGCTGTCAACTTCCACGGACGGATCGTCCAGGTTGAACACCACTTCCATATCATCATCGTAGTATTCCAGTTCCTTTTTCAGCTCCGCTACTGTCATTCACTTATCCTCCCCATTCTCAATCGCCTCAACACCAAGGCTTATCAGTACCCACAGCGGCACGTCACCAACTTTTGTTTCTTTGTGATCTCTTAACCACTGTTTTGCTATCCCCGGAGACACTTCAATCTGTATGTTCATGCGTTTCCTCCTCGATATAGTCAAATATATTCATCTGCCGTCCACCATCCCTCAACCTGTACTTCAACCGTCTGTATTCGTCATATACGGGTTTCCATATAATCTCGCATTGCTTGCGTTCTGCCGGGAAAAACCTTTCAAGAGTATCTAATTCTTCTTGCAAATGCAAAGCAAAAGGACAACCCTTACAACCTGTCCGGTGGAAATTGTATGGTTCTTTGTATATGTCACAAATTCTGATATTGTATTCTTCAATGAACCATTCTTCCCAAGCCTTTGAAACAGCCGCCATTGGCTGAAAATTGATAAGTTTTCCTCTCTTAAATGCAAGACATTGTGCGGACATTCGCCGACCTCCCTCTTCTCTCATAATGCCCACAATGCCGTACTTCTTCCCGTTCTCCTTTTTCCACTTTTCCAGCGGTTCTTCTTTCATTTTTGCACAGCATTTGTCCGATATTCTCAATCTAAAATCATCACTAAACTGATACCTTAATTTCTTCGGGCATGTTCTGTATAAATCTTTATCTCTTTTATCTGATGCAAGGTAGTTTTCTATGCTTTGAGTTCGCCCATTTCTTTGAAACATATCTACCCATTTTGCGTGTTGCTTACTCTTGAATGGATAGCCGTCTCTTTCTAACATCTGCTTGATTGGCGCACTTGGATCTATGATCTTAATTCTCTCATCCTTTTTTGACATATCAAAAACAAAATCTCGAATCATGTTTAATTCAATCCCAGTATTTGCATATACTCTCGGAATTTTATTTTCTGGCAACGACATATCAATGAGTGCTGAAAGCGTTGTGCTATCCTTGCCACCCGAAAATGAGAGATAAAAATTTTCCTCTCCATACTTACCAATCACTTGCTGAATTTTTTGCAAACGATCCATCAGTAAAAATTCGTTATACATGTCCACTTCACCAATTCGTATATACGTCCACCGTCCCACTACTGCACCCGCAGTCGTACACCTTGCCCGGACCGACCGAAGTCAGGACAACCGTGTGTTTCCGCAAGTCGCTACTTGCCACACAGATATACCCGTCCTCGTCCCGGATCGTTCCGTCGTCGGCTATGTGCTTTCCCGGTATCTTCCACGCCGTTACGGTCTGCCCGGGTTCATGGATGGAATACCAGGTCTCCCGGTGCCCGTTGTACCGGATGAATCCGTTTGATCGTGTCAAATGGTTCTCGGTGACGTGGTACGGTGCCGAATATTGCAGAACATACCCGCACGCCTCTTCTGTGCCGTTTTTAGCCTCGTTTTGGTTCTCTGTGGCAGATTGTCCGCCTTTTCTGTCAGAACGGCTTAAATCGCCTTGTAGCGTGGCTGAGGCGGTCATCGCGAATGCGATCAGCACCGCCGCCACCCTTCTCATGTGCTCGTTCATTGCTTGCGCTCCTTCCCGTCAATCCGGATGCCATTGTCGATCTTCTGGTCGGCGTAGGCCACGCCGTGCTGGATCGCCGTCAGCGCGTACATCAGCCCCCGTACATATCCATCCTCGAAGTCCTTGTTCGGATTGGCGTAGTTTTCGATTTCATACTTGATGCGGTCGATTGCGTTCATCATTGTTCACCTCCTACAACCGATTCAGTGGACAGTTCCGGCAGATATCCGTATCAAACAACTCCACATCGCCATGCTCTTCCGCATCGTACTCCCGCGGATATCGACAGTAATCGCTGCATATCGCGTCTTTTACTTCTTCCAAAATATTGCTTACCGTCTCCATGATATTCCTCCTTTCACATTGCATCATACTTCGCCGCGTCATCTGCGTCGATGAAATCAAAGATATTCATCTGCCCGATTGGATAGATAGCCATGTTGTCATCTTCTCCGGCTGCCTTTGAGAGATTAGCCTTCATCTGCTTGTAGTAGCTCTCTTTCAACTCAAATCCAATCCCGCGTCTTCCAAGTGTGAGCGCCACATACGGAGAGGATCCGATTCCAGCGAACGGATCAAGCACGATGTCATCTGGATTCGTCCACAGTTCGATGCACCGCTGAATCACATCCAACTGCAACGGGCAGATGTGCCGCTCGTCCTTTTCCGTCCGTGCACTCGTCCTTTGAAGCGTGTTTGACTGTTTAATATCCATCCAAACCGGCGAGGCATAACGTTGCCATACATCAACGGGGAAACTCTCATGCGTGTGCTCAATGCGCTCCGGATTTTCTCCTGGCTTTCGAAGCGTGACGATATAATCAGGGATCCCCTGTCTACACATGGAGGAATCTTTTCGAATCTGCTTGTGAAGCAGTCCGAGTGCCTTCGTCCTCTGCATCTCAGTAACCGGATTTTTCCAGATTGTAACTTTGCTGTGATAGATAAAGCCGCAATCCTCGAAGATCTGACGGACGATAGCAGGAAAGTCCTTTAATCCGATCACGCCATCACGCTCTTTCATGAGCGGCAAATCCATGCAGTGAAACGATAGCAACCGCCCCGGCATCGTTACACGGTAAAGATCCTTTGCTAAAAACTGAAAATGATGATAGAACTCGTCATCGCCTTTACTGTTTCCCATATCTCTGTCGCTGTTTGAGTATGTGTAAAGACTCGCAAAAGGCGGCGAGAAAATCGTATAATGTATCGAGTTATCCGGGATATTCTTTATCAGCTCACAACTATCCCCGTTATAGGCCGCATATCTATCTTTTACTACCTGTGCTAAAACATCCATGTTTATGCTCCTTTTCTGAACTCCGCCCAATCGGGCAACTTCATCTCCACTTTCGGTTCGTACGATGTGGAAAGTCTGCAAGTCTTTTTGAGTTCCTTTTTCGTGATCTCTTTCGTGAGTTCCGTCATCTCTCGCTGCATTTTGAGGAAATCCTCTTGCTTCCGTTCGATGTTCTGCTTCACGCATCCTTCACGGGCAGAGATTATGATATAGACATTAACTTCCTTTGTCTGTCCGAATCTCCAACACCTGCGGAGCGCCTGATAATAGGCCTCGTAGCTATCAGATAGCCCCGTGAAGATCATGTTATGGCAATTCTGCCAATTCATACCAAATCCGGCGATCTTCGGCTTTGTAACAAGACATTTGATTGCGCCTTTGGAGAAGTCGAGCATGGAGTTCGTCTTGTGCTCGTCTTTATCGCTTCCTTGTACTTCCACGCTCTCGTTGATTAGACTGTGTAAAGTATAGCTCTCGTCATTCAGATCGCACCATACAAGCCACTGTTCATCAGAATTATTGACATATTCCGCAGCCTTTTCGCATCGCAAGCGCAAGCTCTCTTTCCTGGCTTCCCTTCGCTCCGTGAGTGATAGCTTTTCGGTGGTCGGCTCGTCTCCGTCCACAATAATTTCATGAATGTTCAGTTCCGGGAGATCAAATCCGCTAACCTCATACCCAACATCGCGCGGATTGTTGACAAATACGCACCAACTCGCCATCCACTGCCAGAACACATCCTCCGCATGACCTTTGAGCCGCCATTTTGATGTTTCACCGCCATCATGGACGAAGAACATCGAAAGCATTTCCGATCGTGTCATCACTCCGCAAAACTCCGCATGGTTTCCAAGCTCCATGTAATCATTCGGTGCCGGTGTAGCTGTGCAGGCCAGCTTATACGGAATATTCATGAAATTGTCGATGATGGAAGTCCTGATTTTTCCGGTAAATGACTTCAAGATGGAACTCTCATCCAGCACTACCGCCTGAAATTGATTTGCTACAAACTTATCCAACTTCTCATAGTTTGTGATGTTGATTCCAGGCTTTACATCTGCCTGCGATTCGCAGATTGTAACGTCATAGTTAAACTTCTGCCCCTCTCGCTTCGTCTGCTCACATACGGAGAGCGGCGCGAGAATAAGAATCTTGGCAGTATATCCGCTGTGTTTGAAAATCTGATAGCTCCATGAAAGTTGCATGGCGGTCTTTCCAAGTCCGCAATCCGCGAAGATGCAAGCGCGGCCTTTTGCCAACGCCCATCTGACAATATCCTTCTGAAATTCGTATAGCATCGGATTCAATGTGCTTTTATCCACATCGAATCCACAACTCTCAAGAACAAATCGCTTGTTTTTGAGAAAATCCTCATATTCGTTCATTGTGTTTTATTCCTTTCCCTCTGCTTCTTCCGATACTCCCGATACTTCGCCGCACAACTCTCGCAATAGGTATTTCCTGCCTTTGTCCGCTCATCCATCGTCTTGCACACCGGGCAATAGTGCATCGCCTTTGCCTGTGCCCGGAGATCCCTCTGATACTGGATGTAGTACTCCTTGTGCGTCTGGTAGTACTTCGCACTCCGCCCGGCGTGCTCCTTGCAGAGCGTATACCCGGCAAGCGTGCGCTCATCGCTCTTCCGGCAGATCGGACAGATGTGCTGCTCCTTCGCCTCGCGCCATCGCCGGTTCCGGTACTCTCTCCGCTCTCTTTTCTGCCTCTCTGTAAGCTCTTGTTTCATTCCGTCTATCCTCCCAACTTGCGGCGGTCATCAGTGCCGCCATGATGTACCCAACTACAATTCCGAGTGCAAACCACACCCATCCCATGTCATTTCCTCCTCTCCAGAAGTGCCGCGATCATCTCCTTCATCCGACTCCCAACATCACACAGCGGATACAATCCGGCGCGTGCTTCGTATGTCCGCTCGATCAGGATTGCCGCAAACTCCGCTGCCGTGCTGTCCCGGTCTGTGGTGTACTTCTCCTGAAACGCCGTTGCATCCTGAATCAGCTCTTCCATGTCGGTGTCCGGCGATGCGTCCCAATACTTCTCAAACAGCCGATACAGGTCGGCGAACATCGCACGCTCCGTGCTGCCTTTCTCAAATGCCATTGTCAATCACCCCCTAACATAACCATGTATTTATTCCTCCCATGGGAGTTCCGTCTGTTCTTCCTTTGTTTCCAGATCAAGCGTCTCCCATCCGTAGTGCCATGTCGGGAGCGTTCCAGCCTGTGTACTTGTCCCAGATTGGTAGATTCGCTTCGATTTCTCATCAAATTCCAAAAGCAAACCATCATGCGTCACTCCGAATAGTCTGTTTTTCGTGACTTTTAGCCACCGTTTCCCGTTGCTCTGCTCGTCCTTCTTGTCACTCCGCTCATAGCTGATCACGATAGAGGCAAGGTTGACGATATCTGCGGAACCGGCTACGGTGTCATTAACCTCGGAGGAAGTCATCTTCCGCTTGTGGGCGACAAGCATGATTAACACATTATGTTTCATCGCCGTCCGTGTGAGCTTTTTGATGAACAGGCTCTGCTTGTCATATTTATCCTGTCCCTCCACCGCTTCCAGATCTATCGCCGTCATGAGGTTATCTAACAGGATCACCCTAACTCCGTTCCTCACAATTACCTCTTCCACCAACTCCATCAGCCGGAATTGTTCTATCTCCTCGTCCGTTGCGATCCGGTTATCGTAAATCCAGATGTGATCCTTGTACCACTCGTTGATCAGCTTCTTGGCATAAGGTTTTACCGTATATGTACCGGATGTTGTGCCATCTATGTGATCCGGGCCAGCTGCCTGGAATGTCATCCACGATTTGAGCAGGTAGTTCGGCAGCTCTCCGGAATATACAAATACCTTGTGCTCCTGATTCAACGCTTCCACGATAAGCTGGTTGGCGAGTGTCGATTTGCCGTCTCCGGCTTTTCCGGTGATAAGTATCAGCTGTCCGAACGGAAGACCGCCAGCAAGCGTTATGTCAAGATCCGGCAGATTCGTATGCAACTTTTCCAGAGTGTTGACATCCACATCCTCAACATCGCTCATGTCGATAATATGAGTTAGTGGTGGCTTTTCGGCGTGGTCGATACATTTCCGTAATTGTTCCGCCCCATACTTCCGCAAGATGTCGTTCGCATCCTTGCAGTCCTTGTAATCCTCGGCGCGTACACACCACACCTTATGCTTCCAGTGATCAAGGAAATCATTGTATAACGTCACTTTTCCATGCTCATGATCTCCAAAAACTACTATCCTCTCCCATTGCTGCATCCAATCCCAGCAATACGGGATCCATGTAAAACTCTTTACACCACCCGGGACACTGACCGCATTCGGTATGCCCGCCTCGGCTATGGATAGCGCGTCAATCTGCCCCTCAGTGACGATGAGTGTTTTACTCGCATTCAGATCACACTGAGCCATTCCAAACAGGATTGGCTTGCATCCACGCTCAAACCACTCCTTTGCCTGCCCTTCCTGTGGTGCTGGATTGCGGTATTTGATGGTCTGTATTGCGCCATGTTCGTCAAAATGCGGGAAAACGATGATGTTTTCCTTGGAAGTGATTTGATACTTTTCTACGATGTCAGCGGATATGCCACGCTCTTCTAGATAGGCAAGTGCAACATCTTTCGGTTTGATCGGCTCGGTTGGCTGCTTAAAAACCTTATAATGCCGTGTCGGATAGTAGTATTCATCATTGTTCCGCCCGAGTGAGAATCCGAAGTCTCGCGCCAACGTGAGCATATTACCTTTTGCGCCGCAGGATGAGCGGAAGCAGCTATACATTCCAGTGGTGAGGTTGATGCTAAATGTCTTCTTGTCGTTTGTGTACTCTCCACAGTACGGGCATTTTGAAAAGAAAAGCTCGTTTCCGTTTGTGAACGTCCTGATCCCGGTACTCCTCGCAAATGCTTCTGCGTCCTCTCGCCTAAATTGATATGGCCCGCCCACTTTATCACCACCTTACTCCGTCAAATACTTCCACCAGTACTCCCTCGTCATCCGCGGATTTTGCGGAAGTAGCTTTTGAAAGTCGTTTTCTATCTCTGCCGTCCATCCTTCCGGCGCTTCTCCATGCCCGTCCGCTGCGTCCCAAGACGCAAGCGATTCTATTTCTTTCTCTTGTTCTGTATTTCTTATATATATATTCTTATGTTGGGTAGTGTCAGTGTCCTTGTCAGTGTACTCATCAGTGTCCTTGTCAGTGTACTCATCAGTGTCCTTGTCAGTGTACGACTCTCCCAACTTGCAATCTTGGAAAACCTCATATTTTACAACGGTTATGAGGGTGTACTTACCCGGTCGGACTTCGTGGCGGATCATGCCTAAATCATCGAATTGTTTTAGTATTCTGCGCACGGTATCTCGTGAGCATTTCCATGATTTTGACAGTGATCTGATTGATGTCACAAACTGACCTCTTTGCACTTTTACCACTTCGCCATGCTGGAACCATTCCTTGTCTCGATAGTTGGCACTGATCAGAATGTCGATCCATGCCTTTAGACGAAGCGGATCACTCCAGACGGCGCTGTTCTTAATTCCTGCATATAGCTTTATCCATCTTGCACTCACAATTCCCCTCCTTCCAGCCTCTCCTTCGCATCCCGATATAAAATCTCTCTGATCACTCCGCCGGACACTCTCATGTCGCAGAAGATTGGCACCATGTTGTAGCGGATCGACCATGAGATCAGCGAAGCAATGAACGCCTTTGGCTGGAACCGTGATCGGTATTGCCCTGATAGGATCATGTCGATAGACGCATTTTCAACGAGCAGGTACACCCTCGCGCCCGCTTCCGCCGCCCGCTCAAACTCTCGCTGGAATCGTGCCCGGGAACGCGTGAAACACATTGCAAGTTCGTCAAGGTTCTGTTTCCGTTCTACCACGCACTTCGGTTTGATCCGTTTGGAAATGTCAAACATCGGGCCGTCCGGCAGTGTCAGATTGTAGGTGTAGTCCCCAAAATCCAACACCGCCTTTGAAAAGTCACCGAACGCCGCATACCGTTGGGAAGATCTCCGAGTCGCCTGTTCCCTCGTGTCCACGATTATTTGAAAAGATTTCAGGATGCGATCTGTTTCCTGAGACATCAGAACGGAAGATCAAGCGGAGCGCCTTCTGGGATGGCGAGATAGTCGCCGGAATCGGCAGAGGCGGTACCCTCGATCAGCTTGTCTTTTGGAATCCATGTCACCTTGCCATCCCGGATATCCTGTGCGATGCGTGTGCGGAAGAGGCGGGTGTGGTCGTACACCTGACCGCTGTCGCTCTGGCTCTGCTCAATCCGGAAGATTCCGCCGAAGGTCTTACCCTTGACTGTCTTCTCGTCTCCAGAGAACACATAGCCATTGTTGGAATCCTCGACATTTGCCCAGAATGTATCCCACTGATCTGTGATAAATGCCTGACATCCGTCTGTCGGGATGGTCATGTAGTAAACCGCATCCCCGGGCCACTTCTTATCGTTCCGGTCATCCTCATCGAACTTCTTCTTGTAGAAATCCTTATATTCGCCCTCTGCGATGTCAAAAGCGATCTTGATCATCGCCTTGCCGTTCCTGGATGTGTGCTCAGCGACGGAAAGAATCTTGCAGACGTAGTTCCCCTTCGGCAGCTGTTCAAAGTTGCCTCCGCTGTTCTTTCTGTTATCTTTGTTGTAGCTTGGTACTTTCATGTGTTTGTCCTCCTTAATATTCTTTCAATGCTTCCAATACCGCTGCCATATCGTTCGGTATCTCCTCGTTCTCAAACGCTCCCATCGGTGTCTTACAAGTCGAATTGCGTGCCCTTGTGCGGAAAATGTACTCCCCATCCTTCGCCTCGGCATGGAGCACGGTGGTCAGCTTGCTCTCGATGCATAGCTTGTCCAGCTTCTTTCCGCTGGTTTTGATTCTGGTGAACGTGTAGCCATCATCCTCTTTCTGTGTCTGCGAGTGACACACAAGAATCACGGTGAGATCATCCCGGAGCTTGTGCGCCTGATCGAGTAGTCCCCAGATGCACTGCGCCAAATCCGTCCACTTGTCGAAGTTCTTTTCCTTCATCCGCCGGACTTCATCAGCCACCATCAGACCGTTCAGAGTGTCGATCACAACCACTTTGAACCGCTTAAACTTCTCATCTGTGTTGATTTTGTCCATCATACTCTGGACAGACAATGCGATGTCTGTCTTCCAGTAGTTCATATTCTTGGCGTTATACTGGTCTTTCCAGCCTTTCCATGACAACCCTTTACCATCGCAATCAATGTAAAACGTACTCTTCGGATCGAGTGTCCGCATGGCTGTGGTTTTGCCGCTGCCGGACTCGCCCATAATTCCGATAACTTTACTCATTTCCGCCCCTCCTTTTTTTTATTTCAACTTTCCATTGTTCCGCTGTTCGATCCGTGCGAACGGCACTTCCACGCCACTCTTGATCAACGCTTTCAGCTCTGTCTTTCTTACTTCCGGTTCAGCATACTTCAGACATTCCTTGTGCTCCTTGGCAAGATAGAGCACCAGCGCCGGTTCCTCTTCCTTGCTCCAGATCACTCCCTCACTCTTGCGGTATGCCATCGTAGCCACGCCGAGATCCGTGGTCTTTCCGCCGCATTCCCGGGCGATCAGCGCTTCCAGCCTGTCAGCTTTTCGCTTCTTGGCTTCCTTCCGCGCTTTTAGCCGCTTCTCTTCCAACTCAGCAACAGCCGCCTCTGCCCTCTCATTAAGTGCCAGTTTCGCCAGATACTTTAGGATCTCCGTCTTCTCCATTTGAAGACTCTGGAAGCGGGCGTCAAACTCCTCCTCAGTCAGAATCTCGCCGGTTTCCGTGTCAACGAACCCGCCATATTCGGGATCCCATTCAACCACATCGTTGAGCCGCTCCAGCTCGTAGTCAATGTCATAAAGTTTGCCCATTCTGCGTCTCCTTCCTCTCCGTAAAATTATTCATATCGTCCGTTTTGTCGGTTGTACATTTTTCGGTCTTGTAAAAGCAGAGCACATCATATTTTGTATTCCTTTCCCAGATAGTAGTGCTGATATATTCTTCGTTATCAGGGCCTACATCTAAAAGGATGTCGCAGAGGTCTGCTTTTTCCCCGGTCCTTGCAAGGAACCTGTCAATAACCACACGGATTTCCTGTATCTTTTCTATGAGTATTTCCATCAGTTCCGCCCTCTCTTCATTCTTCTCGCTCATCGCCTTTCCTCCTTGTTCAACTTAAAATAACCAATTGCCCCAACTACCAACGACACCGAGCACTGGACAATCCCTCGTCCCATGCTGATCGTGTCGCACTCAACAGCGCCTACTGTCCCAAACAGGAGCAGAACCGCCAAAAGCACCATCACTCCCCATACCGTTCTCATTGCTTCTCCCTCCTTCTCAAACAGCAGAACCTCTCGAACATCTCATCGTCCACCATCACGCCGCACACCCTCCGGATCGCCAGAGGGAACATCCCGCTCTCCTCCATCTCGCGCACTCTCCGCCGGATCGTGCTCTCGGAGCAGGAATACTTGGTGGAAAGCATCGCCATAGATACCCACATCAGGCATCACCCCCGGATTGCTTCTGTTGCTCTCGATAGCGCTCCAAACTCTCCGTATTTCCCGAATTTCTCGCTATTACTACACAGTTTCTCAGCGAAACCATTTTTTTCGGACAACTGTACACCTTCGCCACAATTTCGCCAAAACTGCGTTCTACGCTTATGCATTTCCATATGTCCGGGTATTTCTTGCATTTCTTATCCAGCCGGTGAATCATCACGTTGTCGCTGGTGTATATTTCTGCCTTGTCACTCGTCCGCATGATGGAGATGCTTGTCTCCTGTTCGTCCAACATCACGCCCATGTGCATCCCTCCTATCCTTTCGATTCATTTTTATTGAACTCATAGGGCACAAAAATAAGATCCATAGGAATCCCGGAAAGCTCACTCAGGAGAGTCAATGCCCGGACAGGCGGATCTGTTCTGCCTGCTTCCCAATTATTGACCGTCTCCGCCCTCACGTTCAACCGTGCGCCAAATTCAGCTTGTGTCAATCCGGCATTGACTCTCGCCGCTGCCATTTTGATTCTAATTTTCTGCTGTTCCAACAACCTCATCCTCCTTTCTGATTTTGTTGAGGTCAACAACGACCGTAAGACAATCATAATTCATTTTAATTGAATCGTCAAGATAAAATTGAATTATTTTTCAATTCTATTGAATTTTGTTTATATGTTTGTTAAAATGTGGAAAACTGAAAGGCGGTGATTGCATGAAGGAGGAAAACAGAATTTTCGCAGAAAATCTGAAACGTTTAATTGATAAAAGGCACAAGACACAGGCAGAGGTGGCAGACGCACTCCATATCAATCGCCCAACCTTTAACACTTGGATCAAAGGTGATGCGATGCCACGGGCGGGAAAACTCCAACTGATAGCGGATTATTTTTCAGTCGGGAAATCGCAGCTGATTGAGATAGTGGACGAGGACGAGGAAGAGCGGATTCAAGTGTCTCGTATGATGTCTATAATTAAAATTTTGAATTTTGACGGTTTAGAGAAATTGCAGGAACGCGCGGAAGAACTCGCAGAGCTTCCAAAGTATAGAAAGGATGGTGAATGATATGTGGATCGAAAAAACAACCTCCGGAACGCTCCGATACATGGATCGGATCAAACTGAACGGCAAGTATCGCAAGGTTTCCGTGCCGATCTACCGGGACACCGCACAGGCGAGGCGTAAGGCGGCGGAGGATCTCGCGGACAAGATCCGCCAGCTCTCCCGCCCGCTCCCGGAGATAATGCTGTCTGAAGCGATAGAACGGTACGTCAGGAGGGACGGGATCAGGGAATCCACCCGGATCTATGAGGGGAGTGCACTGCGGATCGCCCTGAACTGGATCGGGGACTGCCGGATGTGCGATCTGTCCGCTCCGCTGATCAAGCGTAAGATGTTAGAGAGCGGAGAGGCAGCAAAGAAACTGAACGGAAAACTCCGATACATCAAGAGCCTGCTCCGTTGGTGTCTGGATTATGGCTACATCGAGGAAGACTTTATCAGCCGCCTCCGGAAGTTTCCAGAGCCGGAAGTGGACATCGACCCGAGATCCCTCTACCTGGAACCGGAGGAACTCAAAGCCGCGCTGGATCAGCTTTCCGGCATGACGTTTTATGCCGTCAAATTCCTCGCGCTTACCGGCTGCCGTGTGGGTGAGATCTCGGCGCTCCTTGTGTCGGATCTGGACGGCAAGTACATCCACATCACCAAATCGTACAGCCAAGCCGCCAAAGCTGTCACGGAGACCAAGACGGCCTCATCGGTGAGGGATGTATACATCCAGCCAGAGCTGGCGGAATTGCTCAAGGAATACAATGAGTGGCGGCTGCTCTATATGATGTCAAAGGGGATACGAACGGATCTATTGTTCTTTTCCGCCCGGGGCGAGATTCTCACCGAGAACACCCTCTGCGTTGCTCTTCGCCGAAAGAACCCAAAGCTCCATCCGCATATCTTCCGACACTCGCACACCGCCCTTCTTGCCGATCAGGGCGTCCCACTGGAAGCGATATCGAGGCGGCTCGGGCATCGGGACAGCGAGATCACCCGGAGAGTCTACTACCATGTTACAGAACGTCAACGCTCCAAGGACGAACAAGCCATGGCATCCGTCCGTATTCTGTGATATACTGTACTTACGGCGGAGTCTCACGCTCTCCCGCCCCCCAACTAAATAAGCCGGGACAGAATCGCCTCTGCCCCGGTCTTTTTGTGCCTTTTTTTACCGTTTGCCCCAAGGTTGCCCCAAGAGCGCCCGGGAGCCGTTGTATTTCAACGGAATCATTAGACAAACATAGAAAAATGTATAAGGTTTTCAAGTTCTGTCAAAATCGCTCAAACCCTTGCAAATAAAGGCATTGACGTGCATTTGAGGTCAGCGCCGAACCGGTCAATTTTGCCCAATTTCGCCACAATTTGCCCCAATTTTGCCCCAAGGCTACCCGCGGATGTCTGCCCGGATCAGCTCCTTGATGTAGCCCTGAATGTTGGGGACGCTTTCCAACTTTGCAAGAATATCGCCGTCAGTGCCTCTATTGAATTTGAGGCTTATCTGCCGCGCCATCCGGGCGTCGTACCGGGCCTGTGGGGTTTCCGCCTTGATGCTCTCCATATGCTCACCCCCTATTTCCACTCTTTCACAACATCGCCGTCGAAAGAGTTCTCCGCGTCGATATCGTCCGCCACACTCCGCAGAACATAGAATGCGCTTCGCTCCTTCTTGTCATGCTCCGTCAGGTGATTCCATTCGCTCTCCCCGGCCTTGATTGCTTCCTGCTCATTGTCGAATGTTTCCGTGAAGATGTCTCCACCCTTGCAATCCATCAAAATGTAAAGTCCCTTCATGTTCTTTCCCTCCTTATATTTTAATCTTTTTATGCTACAAAATCGTGGTTCATCTTGCTCTGTGCCTTCTTCCCAAATCTTGGGAACCACTTGCTTGTATATCTGTCGATCAGCTCCTGAGCCTTCTCTGTATCGTTTGCGAAAACTGCTTCGAGAACTTTTAGGATGTCTCTTTCGCTCTCTTCTACGTTGCCATTGTCATCATATCCGTAGTAATCTGCTGTGTTGTAGAAATCTGCGATAACCCACTTTTCGATCTTGATTTCTCCAGCCTTTGCCTTTGCAAAGATGACGTTGATCTGCTTTCTTGTGAATTCTGTGGCTTTGTTTGCTCCGTATCTCTTCATCTCTTTGTCCTCCCTTTTGTTTTGTAGGTATTACTTATCTTGATTAAATATTACCATAGGTATTACTTATTGTCAACACTTTTTTTCACATTTTTCTATTTTTTTTCCAACAAAAAAAGGCAGCCCGCCGACCTACCATAAGGTAGACCGACAGACCGCCCAAGGGAAGGGGTTACCGTGATTATACGACGTATATATCGCCGTTGTACTTTGCCGCGATCCATCCGGACGGGCTATCAATACGCATCCAGGTGTTACCATCTGCATCCAGGGTGAGAGCCTTGCAAGTTACCTTTGTTCCTTTGGTAAGCGTGGTTACCACGAGCGCGGAATCACTTACCTCGGCCTTGGTGCGCACGTTCAATTCCGAACACGCGATAGTGTAAGTATGCCCAACTACATACCCATCTATTGACTTATCCCATGCAAACCCGCCCGGAAGATATACATATCCGGTGACTTTGGCAAAATCACCGGATGATCCCTCCAAAGATTCGACTTTGATCGTGCATCCCTGTTTGATCGTGCCAATAATCTGTCCGTCAGAATATGGCGTTTCCCGGATGGATACACCCTTGAGGATGTTCACCGCCTCAAATGGCGTCGCCGGATACTTGCTCTGCTCGTATTCAATACACTTTAGATGCCCGTGATGCGTCCATAAACGGCTCTGATAGCCTGCTTTCGGGCCTATATTCGCCACCGCGGTGATCTGTGCGCCGTCTTTCCATAATGGAGTGGACTCAGCCGCCAGACCATCTCCAAGATATACGCCGCAGTGCCCGTCTCTCCAAAGAAACTCCCCGGCTTCGATCTTGGAAAAGTCTGTGCTCTGCTCTGTAGTTCCTTTGAACATGATCTCTTTAGCGTCCCAATCCGGGAGACCGTTTGAGGCATAAGTAGCACCGCCATTCTTCTTCGTGGTATCTCCCGTCCACCCCCAAACCACACCTTTACAGAGCCCGCAACAGTCCCATGCAAAAACATTGTCAGCCGCCTTGTATATCTTTCCCTTTCGCTCCGGGCGGCGGTTGTACGGATTGCTCTGCGTTCTGTTCCGGTTGTCTCCATAGCCGAGCGGATAACCCCAACCGCCCATGACGTATAAACTCGGCGTGTTTACCGCCTTATGAATCATTGTTAGAAAATCACTTACTTTCATCATTGTAGTAACCTCCTTCCACCTCCGGCAGTCCTGCGATAGATGTCAGCATGGAAATGACACCAGCCACGGCTGAAACCGAAAGAACATTGATCCAGTTTACCTCCAAAACAGCCTGCCCCACGGTCAGCATGGAGACCGCCGTCTGGCAGATGGTTTTTAATGCGCGGATTCCTGCCGCTTTCCACCACTTCTTGTTCATGTGCATCCCTCCTATCTGTCTATCAAATAATTCTTCAGGTCATCCTCGGCTTTCCGCAACTGTTCGACGTTGTTCCCATCTATCGCATGAGCCAAAAGAGCAAGCAAGGCTTTCTGTGTGACCTTGTTCCCCTCTTCCAGTGTTTCGATTCTCCGCAAGTCTTTGGAAAAGTGGTTTTCGTATTCCACAAAACGCTGTTTTAATTCAACATTCATCAGCGTTTCAAGATTCCCGATCCTTGTTTCAAGGGCCTTTGTAGGCTCTTTTAAGGCTTTCTTTTTGGCGTCTATCTTATCCCACAGATTTAACGCCGAAAGCGCCACAGCAAGGATCAGAGACACGTTTGCAACCCAATCAGGCATTACTCATCCTCCTCAAACTCAAACCGGTATTGCAGTTTCATGGTCTTATCCGCCGTCTTTGTAACCGGCGTTCCCAAGTTGTTGATAGTGGCTATGCAAGTCTGCTTTCTGACTATGGTGATGGCGTTTCCGTCGTTAGTCCAGGAGTAGACATACCCGATCAGTGGAGCATCGGTTGGCATGAGCGTGTGAAGATTGCCGGTAGTCCAGTTGCCGTTGGTGATAAGAGCGGTGTTGTTCTCGTAGTCAAACAGCAAGTTTCTGCCAGTTCCAGTGATTACAATCCCCTTGCCCACGGTGATGGCGTTTGCGTAGTCCCAGCCGATTCCGCGCACGTTCGCATAGTTGGAAGTGTATTCCTGTCCGTACGGATTATCGCACGCCTGAATCGTGCCCCACACGCCCTCTGTGCGCTTCATAGAGTATATCTTTCGGGTGTCCCGGTAGTAGTCGTATCTGGAACCCTCATAGCCGTCTACAAACGCCACGCAATCCCTCCCCATCCACATGGGATTCTCAAGGCAATGCAAGGTTGCCACGCCGGACGTGTTGAGCAAGGTCGATTCCGTTACCGTGCCCGCTGCCGGATCAATGTCCCACATATACTGCGTGAAGTCCGTACCCCAATAGCCGCTGCTTGTGGTAGCTGTGTTGAGGACAATCAAATGCCCGTCAACATCCTGGATTCCGCCTGTGCTTTCGTATGAGCCGATGGTAGCGCCTACCATGTGAGCGGGCATGGCGATTTCGGTCTCTGACAACAGAACCGGAGCCGTTGGAGTGCCTTTGAGGTTGACTTTGGTAAGTGGGAGCCGGTACTTTCGAATCGTGATGGTCTCGTTCTCCTGATTCAGTACGATGCCGTACACGCTGGAATCGGACAGCGACAGCTTGCACGGATAGCCTTGGATAGTGTATGGCGTAGCTGCTCCGGACAGGTTGAACGCTTGCTTTGACGATCTCTGGAGACCGTTGGAGTTGCCCTCGCCACAGTAGCCGTACTCCTTGTTGGTAGCGCATACCGCAGAGATTACCCCGTTGCCCTGTGAGGTAGTCCACTCAAACACGAGCAGGAGTGAGCCGTCATTCTGCCAGCCACTCTCTCCGGCGACGTATGATCCCATCTCGGTCGGATCACCCTCGGATTCGCCGTTTCCTACACTGTGGCACGCATTAGCGGTCATAGTATTTCCAGCCGGAGCGACAATAACGTCTGCGTTCTCGGTGATGGCATCGTGGTAGAGCAGCACACCGCCCAGAAGTTGTATAGCAAGGTTGGTCTGATCCAGGTTGTCCTGGTTCAGCCAGCCACAATTCCGCAAGTGCTCGTTGATGGCGTTGGTCTGCATATTTCTGTCGCGATACACTTCCTCATGTCCGTCAGCGTCCCGGAGAACAATCGTGGTTTCGCCCTTGCGTATCTGGAGAACCTTTCCCGGCTCTGCCTTACTCGGCGTCAGTTTTGTCTTGCACTTCATCAGCGTTTCCCTCCGTTTCTGCTTCTTCTTTGGTTTCTGTGTCCTCGCTCTGCGCCTTTTTAACGGTCATTTCGTCTGTGGTGGTCAATTCCTCATCCTCGCCCTTAACCTCGCTTATTTCGGCTTTCAGGCTATCCGTAGTGCCTTTGGAGAGTGATCGTGTTGTAGCGGTTGACTTGGTATATCTGATCGTGAGATATCCGCTTGTCACATCCCAACTTGCCTCCCCTGTAAAGATTAGGCTTTTATCGCTTGTTAGCTTAATGCGGATAGACGGATCGGGTAACGCATATACTATGTCGCTCTCAATCACATACCCGTCATAGTCAATCAGCAGGTTCATATCTGTCGATTGTTCAACAGTATGGTTGCCTCCTGACCCAACAGAGAATGAACCAAGGTTAATAGATCGCTCATATACATCACTACTACCATCCACCCACTTGCCAACGATCCGTTCCTGTGTTGAGTAGACGTGCTGACTGCTCTGAATCAGGTCTACAATCGGCTGATACCCCTGCGTGATATACTCAATCTCCATCTCCCCCGTACTGCTCTCTATGTGGTTATAACCAAATAGTGATTTTATGGGTAGGTTGGTGGGGGTGACGGATGAGGTGGTGGGGGTGGCTAACTCATAAGCAAGTTTTACTCCTGTTACTGCCGTTGTAAAATCTGATGTTGTTGAGTATCTTGTGTCTCTCACAAAAATCCTTTCATGGTTAGAACTGATTGCAAATTGCCCATCACTAACACTATTGCTTTTTGTAGGTGCATAATTTTCGCAAATAGCAAAAGGTAATGATTCACCGCTTGCACTCCGTTTAATGCCTGTTATGGTAGCATAGAAGTATTGGCCGCTTGCATCTGTTGAATCATACCATGTTAAATCACCAAGGTCTGCAACAATCCATTCTTTCCCATCACCATTTGCTCCAACCGTACCATTCACCACATCCTCACTCCCTCGGTATATTGCAGAGGGGTAGGTGGTGGTGTGGGTGGTGGAGGTGTAGGGTTCGTAGGTAGTGGCGGTGGAACCAGCCTCTACCATAAATTGAGAATTAGTTAAAGTTTTACCGCTTATATCAATCGCAGGATCACTATATGCTCTTATTGTATATCGTAAAAACGCCGCCCTTGAATCATGTATAATACATGTGTGTGTTTTTTGACCATTAAAAGATTCCTCCCCATTTACACTTCTATCACCAAGAAAGGTTTTATCTTTATCAAAATAGGCATAATTTATGAAAGCAAGGTTATTTATATTGTCACGGTCAATGCTTGCAGTATATGGTTTGTTAGGCTGAATCGGCATATAATCAGACGTTATTCTCGCATTATAATAAACAAAATCGCCATTTACGTACTGTCCTATCTCAATAGGCGAAGATGGTGCAAGGTTCTTTCCTCTCTCTACAATCTTCCCCTCCGTATATGCCGTTATGTGGCAGATGTTGGAGTAGGGTTCAAAGGTGGAGTCGGTTTCGGTGGAAAGGCGAATCATGGGGTAAAAGATAAGTCCACCGGAAGGGATTGCATAACCACTGTAAATTACCGCTCTAATAGTCCTGTTTAGATATGGATATGCGTGACTGAACTCAGTAAATTCAACACCACTTCCACGGTCATTGTAAGCGACATCAACATTATTTGAATACTGAATTTTATATGAGGAGTCACTTCCGTTCGCTGGACTTCCGTTCATGATGTAGGATGCTCCCTCGGTCAAGTCTGGGTTGTTACAAACAATCAGAGGAGCGTTTGCGCTTGCCGTGCCTGTTGCTTTAATTCCGGTTATATTCTCAGCGCCATCAGTTAGGATCGTAAATGTTACACCATTTAAAACATAGACATTGCCCGTCCACGTTCCACTTGTGTTTATTGCTTTAATATCAGAAAGTACAAGGGCCAACTTATTCTTCCCAGCTCCCCCTACCCACGGCTTATCTTGTCCGTGCAAGTCCTGATTTCCTTGGATGGCGGTGGTACACTTAACAAGAGGTGCGTCTGCGCCGTCACTGAATTCGATCGGGTTGCCCGTGGCAGTTTTGGTGACGGAAGGCGTACCCTCAGCATTCACCCATTCACTACCGTTCCACGTCAGCACTTCGCCCTCAACAGGCGTGTCAATGTCCGTATCGGTGAGGTCGGACAGAGAATCACCGCCGCTCCCCCTGTCCTCTATCTCTGCCGCAAGGCTCGTCTGTACAACCTTGCTGGAATCCCACGCCCCAGCCGTCTTGTCTGCCGTGAATCTGTACAGTACGTTCTCATACACCACGAGGTCGCCCTCGGCGTATGCTTCGGTAGTTTCAAACGGCGGTGCAGAGATCGTCCGGTTCTGAAACAACAGCTCGTCTACCTTTGCCGTCACCATATCGTTGATAACTCCAATGTCTGCCTCATCGCCATAAGACGGCATAGCCAAACCATAGTTCTGTGTTGGTGTATACATATACCCTCCTTACCAGTTGAACAGTTCCAAAACTTCTGCCCAAGTGTAATGCTCTTTGATATAGCCCCATGTCATATCTTTCATGCGACCCTTGTTGAGATACGGTGCGTCTTTGACCTCTTCCGCAACCGGCTCGTTCGACAAATCTCCGTCCTCCACGCCGTCCGATACTTCCAGAAGCAACACGTCTGTAAGTGCCACGGTTGGTGTGTCGGTGGTCTCTGCGACTTCCTGCGGCTCGGTTGCGAACGGTAGGATCGTGCCGATGGTGTCCTCTGCGTCGATGTAGCCATCCCAGACATTGCTTGCCACAAGTCCCTGTCCGCTGATTACCGCATTAAGATCTGCGCGGTTGATGTAGGTCACTCCTCCCTCGGAGTTCATCCTGACTTTTAACGTGTTCAGCGCTGCACTTCCGATCGGGATGAGGTAGAGCAGATGGAGCAAGTGCTTTCCCTCGATCCACGTTTCAACCGGATGATAGTCCGCTTCCGCGCCGTTAAAGATGTACTTGATGTTGTTG